TGTGAAATCGTCCGGCACGATCTCCGTCAGGTAGTCGAAATAGGCATCGGCATGGATGTACGCCGATTCCGGCGTGTCCTCTACAAGTGCCACACGAACGTCGTATCCGTTGGCGGGCAGTCCGTCCTTATAAAAATAGTAATGCAGCGCGGACGCGGAATTGTTGCTGATCCCGAAGTAGTCCACCTCCATCTCCCATATCTTGTAGATGACGGTGTTCTCGATTTGATGCCACGTCAGGATCATCCGTGAATCTGTGTTGGTTTCGGAATCGTGCACCCATATATCGGACTCGTACGGTTGCCCTTCAACGGGTTCCGGCGGAGTCGAATCCCATACGTCATGCTCTATCCATACGGGTTCGGCGCCATCGGCTGGATAGTTCCAGTACCCGCCGGACCATCTCGCGGTGGTAACAGTTTCTTCCGTCCGGTTGTATGTCCGCAAGCGCGTCCACGAATCCGCACCCGTGATGCTGTATTCCAGATACATCTTTACGGTGTACGCCCCGAGACTCCCGTCTCCGCGCGCCTCGAATAGACCCTGCGGGAAGGCTATCGTGACGCCGAACCCTGTAACCGAGTTTCCTGAAGTCGAGCGAGTCGTCCAATCCGTCGACAGCAGGGCATTTACGAGGGTGTCGGTCTTGGTATCGTTGAAGTTCCTCAACACTTGCTGAGTGATCGTTCCAAGCCTCGTGTCCGGTGGGGATACCCCGCCGAACGTAGCCACCGCCGTCTCGTTGATGCGGACGTCCGTGATGCTGTCCACAGGACCTTGCGCGACGGCGAGCAACAGGTTCAAGTACTGCGCGGCGTTCCCGGACGTCTCGACATAGTTGCCGATGATCGGCGGAAGAACTCGGCATGTACCGAACACTTCGGGAAGGGACACCCCCTCCACCACGGAGTTCTGTCCGGTGTCCCATGAGTAGGTGGGGGATGCGGTGATGGCCCCGCCCCCGCCGAAGTCCGGCTGCGTCATCGGGAACAGGGACTGAATCGCAAGACCACCGGCGACCAACGCCATACCTTGTCCGGCGTAAGCGATCGCAGCCGTCGTGGAACTGAACGCCACCGCCTGCGCCATCGTGATCCCTGTGCCATAGTACGCACTCGCGAGCAATCCCCCAGCATACGGAGCCGCGATCATCAACGCCAACGCTGCGACGATCGCCAGCGGATTCTTTCCGTCGCCGCCCGCAGGAACCGCACAGAACACGACAGACGACCCGGCGTTCGGGATGTATTCCATCTTCTCCGGGCTTTGCAGCACCCGTCCGTCGACGGACACCGCCACGTCGTATCCCGGATGGATGTTGAATCCCCGGACGAGTTCGCGGATCTGGTACCCCGCATGAACCTTGCGTACCTCGCGGGAGTCGAGCGGATCGAACGGGTTGCGGATGCATGTCACCTGGATCATCTGACCCACCGGTAACATCCGACTCGCTTGCGCGACCAGTACGGATCATCCATGCGGACGACATGGGAGTTCCGCTTCTTCAGGGTGTGGATGAACCTGCCGCTGCCTATGTAGACGCCTACGTGCTGCACCAGATCGGGATGCATCGCGTCGATCCGCATGGCGACCACGTCCCCCGGCTCGGGATCGCATACCGTCATCCACGTCCCGCGCTCACGCTCAAAGATACCGTTGATGGACGGCGTATCGAAGCATGACACGTCGAAGTCCGGCACGTCCTTGCCGTACTCCCGCATCGCCGCCATCGCCAAACCCCAACAATCCATACCGCCACGGTCCCGTCCACGATCCGCGAACGGTATGCCGATCAGGTCGCTTATCACGACGCCACCTTGATCCCGCCGGACCCCACGCCGGGGAATCCGCCGAAGTTCACTGAGTTCGACAGGGCGCGACAGCGGGTGAGCGTCTTGTCGCAGATCGTCTCCCCACCGACGTACTTGCACCACGCGTCCTTGAAGATGAACCGGCAGTGGTTCTTGAGGATCCGCGCCTGCGGGTATCGCTTGCGGAACGGGTTGGCGGCTCCAAGCACGAACGTCGCCCACATGGAGTTCGTCTTCGGGTTCATCAACTCGAAGACGTGCTCCACTTCGGCGTCCGGATTCACGATGTCGTACAACTCATCGGTGGTCGCGCCGTCCTCGGTGGTTTCCGTCACCGCACCGTCGGCCGTCGTATCCGTGACCACGCCGGAGGAGAACGACCCCATGTTGTTGACGACGTAGATCCGCACTTCGATCGGCGAGTACCCGTTCGTCTTCGTGTACAGGTCGAACGCCTGCAGGTACGACTCCATGACGCGGCTGACGTTCGACACGCGCAGCGTAACCTGTGGCACTTCGCCCTTCGACTCATCCGAGATGTCGTCCAACTCGAACGGGAAGGCGATCCACGGTTCGTCGCGCCACGTCACGGATTCGTTGTTCGACGTGATGCGGATGGGAGTCCCGACACCTGGGATCGTTATCTGAAGCATGAGAAGCCAGACGGTGTTCGACGTTAACTTGTTCTTCTCAAGGATCCCGTAGGAGGAGATCGTGTGCGCCACGTCAGATCGTCTCCAGTCCGATGCTGACGGCGCGCACCCCCAGGTTGACGTGCTGCCACTTGAGCGACCCCTCCGAGTACCGCACCGTGTAGACCGTGCTCGTCACCGGTTCCGTCCATGAGAACGTCGTCCCCATGTCGGCGATGAACGCCGCCTCAAGCGTGGCGAAGTCGGAATTCGTCATGGCCTTCCACACCAGCGTCCACCGTCTGGTCGCGCGGGTACAGCGCGGTCTGCTATGCACGTATCCCCCCTCAAACTCCGTGCGGATCTGCGGTAGGTACGTCTCCCCGCCGGTCGTGTACGTCGGTTGGGCGATACTCGGCCAGGCCACGGTTACGCTCCACCGAGGGCGGTACGCAACCCGTGGACGTTACGATTCAACCCGTCCAGGACGATGTCGATGACCGTGCCGCTCATATCGAATGACGCGGTAGATGACTTCGCCATCACCTTCTCGCCACCTTCATTGCGGATGTTCACGGTGACGTTGCCTTTGCCGATGTTCGGGATGATGGTGCCGGGCACGCTCGGGGCGAAATACTCCATGCCGCGTTCCCCAACCGGGTAGACCGTGCCTGGGCTGACCGGACCGCCAGACGCCCTGCCACCACCCAGCGTTTCCCACGGGTTTTCAAAGGTGTCAGCGCCAGGAGTGGCCCCGCCAAACCACGAAAACAGCGACCCCATCCCCCCCGCAAGAGGAGCGGTGATGGACGCACGTACTGCGATCCTAATCAAATCGGCGATGACAGAATTGGCAAAATCCCTGAAACTGGACTTCCCAGTCATCACGAAGTCAGTGATCGCATTCTCCATCCCGCGGAACATGTTCATGGTGGCGCCGGCAATCTGATTGATGTATCCCTGCGTCGACTCGTTGGCGTAATTCCACGCTTCAGACCACGCAGCGACGGCATCGGCGTTGTCCCTCAACCGCTGGTAGTGAACCGCCAACCCTTCGTTCAGGAACATGATCGCGTGGTAGGCATCGCCGTATTGAACCGCGGCAGCGTAGGATCGCTCCGAGAGATCGCGGTGAGCTCGCAGCGCATCGTACTGATCCGGAGTCTTCCTTGCCGCGCCCGTCCCGGTTTCCGCCTCCTGTGCCGCGCGGAGCACCTTGTCGAGATCCTTCAGCATCTCATCCGTGGCGATGGCATGCTGGATGTTGGTTTCGATGATCTGTTGCTTCCGCAATTCTCCGGCATCGTAAAGTCTTCCGAGCATTGCAAGGTATCGCTCGTCGATCGTGATTGTTTCCGCCGTGATGCCGAACATCTCGCGCAACTTCTCGTTGACGGACGCCATCTCCGCATCCACGGCGGCGAGCTGCTTCTCCTCTCCGACCAGTTCCTTGCGGATGAACTTGTCGAGCGCGGCAGTGGCGGCTTCCTCCGCCTTCATCATCTGGTTGTTGTACTCCTCACGCGACGCCCGCTGCTTGTCCGTCAGATCCATTTCCAACTTCAGCAACTTGATGCGGTCTTCTTCCGCCTTCTTCAGTACATCTTCATTCGGTTTCCTCTCATTCGGATCATAGATTGTTTCTTTGGTCACCTCTCTGATCGCACTTAGTTGACTTTTCACCCGCTCTACTTCTTTCCCCCATCCTTCCATCGCGGACCGTGCGTTCCGCAAATCCTTGTCCCACCCGAACCTCGTCTTCGACAGTTCGGATGACTTCTTCGTCCAATAATTCAGGGCGTATTCGGCATTAGATAGTTCGGATTTTAGATATTCCTTCATGGAGTTTTGAATGTCAGGTTTTGCTTTCGACAGGGACTCTGCAAATATCTCATTCGATTCTTTCGCCTTTACTGCTTCATCCCGCATCTTCATGTACGCGAATGAAATGATGCCGATTGCTGCGGCTGCGGCGATGGCGATCGGATTAGTCATTAACGACGCAGTGAACGCTTTCATGGATAACGTCGCGGATTGAAGCGCCAGCACCAATCTACCGCTCAATGCGAACGCCAGTGCGGTATTGGCGGCAGAGTATGCATACACTGCTGCCGTTACCGCTACGACAACTGATTTGTAATCCCACATCGCCTTTAGCACTGGGCCGAGGACTGACCATGCGCTTTTCGCAACCGAATAGAACGATTTGAAAATATCCACCGCAGTCGTCATCGCATCCCGGAACGTCTTCACCTTCTCCAGGAAGTCTTCGCTC